TACTCGCTTGCCCAGTTCGTTCATTCTGGCAGTATCAACTGGCTTGTTTTCCAAAGGACTTAACTTGTTTTCTTCGGCTTTTACTTTGCTTGCTTCATAGTCTTTTCTAAGTTGCCTGTATTCTTTTTCATCTTCAAAAATACTAGCATCAAAACCATTAGCCTTTAACCAGCCAGCCAGCGAGGTTGAATACTTAAATCTCATTGCGGCAGTATCTTCCGCCGTCAGTGCTTTGTTATTGAGATTATTAAGTGCGTTTACAGTCTTAGTGTCGAATACTTCTTTTTGTTCCTTAATAGCATTTCTAACACTCTTATTATCGTTGTATTTCTGGCCTGTAAGTTGCCTGTAAGCATTGTCAAGGGAATCCTGGTTGCTTCCTTTTACCAATGCCCTGTCTTTGGCATTAGCAAGGTTGAGAACAGATTTTGTTCTGTCTATTCCCTGTGAATGACTTTCAGCACTTTCCTTTAACTTTTCCGCTTTCTCAGTAAGCCTGGGTATTTCTTTCTGCACTCTTGTAGAATCTGAGTTTTCAAGAGTAGCAATTCTGTCATTAAGTTTCTGTAACTTCTTTGTTTCTCTTGCGCCTTTAGCCTTAGTGCTTCTATCAACACCCGCTTCCATCATTGCGGCGAGGTTGTTTGAAATGCCTGTGACACCACTAAACAACGCATTGCCTATCATGTTTCGGAAGTGAGTCTTAGGATTTCCAAGCATTGCCAGGTAACGCCATGCTTCAAACTTATCTGCAACAGATGATTTCTGTCCATTAGCGTTGGCCAGTTCCCAGAATGCCTGTGTTTCAAGGTCAACTCTTTGCTTACTGTTTTCCCCAAACTGCTGAGCCTTGTCAAACAGTTGATTCACTCTTTCAACTGCTTCCTGTGGAATATCGAATGCACCAGTAGCCATCTTTGTATTAAGCAAAGAGGTTAATTCTTCTACCGAAAGGTTGTTTTCTACCATGTGTGCCAGATAATCAATATCAGAATCGGTAAACATCTTTGACGCTTTGTTTGCATCAATAGTGTTCTTAACCTCTGTTCTTATCTGGTCAAAGGATTTCTGTACGCGTTCTCTGCTCTGGGTTTCTGGGTTGTTGAGTCTGTTAAAAGCCGCCGCAAGTTTACCATTCAGTTCAACTTTCTTGGCATTGCTTTTATTTTTAGCCCATTTTTTACCCATCTGGTCATACATTTTCTGAGCATTAAGAACTGCACCCTCGGCAGTGCCACGGAAATAATCGAATGCCTTAACTGCTTCTCCAAGTCTTGTACCAGCAAAGCGTAACTTTCTAGCCAAAGCATCACGCTTGCTAACGAGCGATGCAATAAAACTCTTGTCGGCGTTTGATTCTTGTGCCTGTGTTATCTGGTCTCTTAAACCCATCAAACAAAGCGTTGCTTCTGCAACATCATCATCGCCGTCGATTCTTGTTTTACCGCTTACAACGTCATCGCTCCATTCATCGCCATTCTCTAAATAGTTTTTTGTGGCAGTATCTATTACATCTTTGGCGTGATGAGTGTCGTACTCAGCATTGATACGGCTTGTAGAGTTTGCCATGTCAACTACTTTGAGTTTTGTAAGATGTTTTGTATAGACATTTGATAACCGCTTGTCGGGGTTAGTAGGCTGATTATTTACAGGCTCACTTGTAATTTCTTCGGGATTTCCCTCTGCTTTTACAGGCTCACTTGTAACTTTTTCGCCATCAAAAAAAGCACCCTCACTAGTAGGTTGCTTTCCTATCATTGCATCTCTTTCGGCTTCGGCTACTTCATAAGCGTTTTTGCCGTCCTTTGCTTCTGTGTATGGCATGTTCCGTAACGTCTCATCGTAATCGGGAACTTTGTTTGATTTAAAAAGGTTCAAGGTATCTTCTATTGATTCCCCGTCCCTTAATTTCATAAAGACAATATCTGGATATTTATACTCGCTTTCGTCCTTGATTTTGCCCTCTTTTATCTGCTTATCAATATCCTGTCTGCACCATTCATCCATTTCTGGATTTATACCTTTTTCATATCTTACTTTATGAGTAGGTTCAAATCCAGCGGGTGCATACATATTTACAAGATTTCTGGTAGGGTTATCAACTACATAACAGTCAAGCCTGTCTCCACCATTCATCCTTGCAGTTAAAAGTTCATCGACTGCCGCGCCCTTTGCATCATCAGTGTTGGCATATTTACCAGCGTTCTTAAACACACCGACAATGTTTCCATTGTCTTTAACGGCAACACCACAACCCCCATTATCGCTCATAAATGTTTTAGTGTTATATTTCTGCAAATCTTCAACACTCTGAGGGTCAACAAACGCACCATGCGGGTTAGCCTTTCTTGCTTCCGATAGTGCGTCTGAATAAGATTTATAGTCGTTTGAGTAGTCACGAAGTTGAACGTCTTTAACGCCCGCTTCGCTCATTTGTTTCCTTGTGTTGTCGTCTACGACAGTTCGATTAGGTCTTGTGCTATCTCCCTGTCCGAGTACCCCTGACTGCGTGCTTTCTCCACCAACCTCTGATAATACGGTTCTAGGTTGTTCGGGTCTAATATCTGTTGGATTTCCTGTTCTGTCAATTCTCTCTGTGCCATTTTGTACCTCTCCTTTGATTCCATTATCAACTGCGGAAACGCCGTTGTCAAGCGGGTTTGCGGCATTATTTTTTACATTCGTATCTGTAATTTTTTCTTCTAATGGACTGAGTTTATTGTTCCTGTCAATGACTTTACTAACGCTTCCCCAAAACGTTTTATTACGATAATTTTCATCGGGTGTCATGGCATAATCAACTGCGCCGCCAGTCAAAGATGGAATTGCTTGCATTGCTGAACCCATAGCAAAACCAGTTGCACCAGACATGCCAAGTTGCTTAGCATAGTCAATAGCAGTTTTGAAAAGAGCATCCCCATCATCGTTTCCTTGTGCTTTGTAGTTAGCATAAGTAGTTCTTAACTCAGAGTTCTCTCCATTCAAGATATTATCAATAACTGTCTCGGTAAAATCTTGAAGTACGTTTTCCATTGCTTCGGTTCTACCAGCAATAGCGTTGGCCTGTAAGAACTTTTTTACACCCGCTTCTGTAAGTTTAGTCATTGCCTTTTCTTTAGCGGCATCCAAACCTACTTTATTAAATGCGTAGTCAGCAATACCAGCACCGATACCAGTAAAGCCAGCCTTGTTAACGTCCGCCCCTCTAGCAATAGCGTTGGTAGTTGCTTCGCCAGCCGTGTTGCCAGCAAGTACAAGCGGTGCATTACCCATAGCCAAACCAACACCAAGGTCGCCCAGCCCAGCAACTATGTCGTAACCAAGTGAGTTCTTATAACTATCTGATACACCACTTCTAAGTGCATTCTTAGTAGTATCAAACAGATGCGACTGTGTTCTAGGGTCGCCTGTTAATGCGGCCATACCAGCATTCCAAGCACCCTCTATGGCATAACCAGCAGTTCCAGCATAAGAACCAAGTGTTCCCAATGCCCTACCGACTTTTTTAAATGGCTTAAACTTAGCATTGCTCATATCGTTAGCAACATTATAAAAGTCCTGGTATGCCTGTTGTCTTTCGTTTTCTCTCTCGTAATACTGTAAAGTATCGGTTATATCCTGTAACTGAGCCTTAGAAAGATTATATTTATTCTCTAGTAACTTATAGTATTCATCTTCGGTGTAACCGCCTGTAATAGCCTTAGCACCATATTCCTTAGCCCATTCTTCGCTAACAGTTGCGTCCTGGTTGGCATTTGCAAATTCAACCTGGCGTAGTTTTTCCATGTCGTTTGCAAAGTTTTCATCTTGCATCATGGAATCCAGTTCGTCTTTTTTTACAAGCCATTTACTATCATCAACCTTGGGTTGTTCCTGTACGCCATTAAAATATGCGCCAGCAAGTGCGGCATTCCTGGCCATTTCATAACCATTCTGGTTCATAACACCAACTTGCGGGTTGGCAAGCGCATTGTTATATCCAGGAACTAACTCATTTACGTCGGGGTTAGTCGCCTTTTTAGGAACACCATTAGCGGTTGGAATTGCTTCGGGAACATTGTTTTTTACAACTTGTCCTGTAATTATTTCGTCTCCACGCTTCTCATTAGCCCGTGTAGGCATCGGCTGATTTACAGTTGTAGTTGTAACCTTTTCACGTTCCTTTGCTTGGGCCTGTGCTTCCAATGCCCTTTCGTAATCTCTTTGTTCATTAGCGGACAAAGCACGTTCTTTAGGGGTTGCGTTTTTCTTCGCTTCTCTACCTACCGCTCTAGCCTGTGCTTCTAATGCACGTTCATAATCTCTCTGCTCGTTGGCGGACATTGTTTTAGTATAATTCCTTGTGCCATCTTCATTATTCCTGACAGTTACAAGGGGTTGTTTTTCTACTTTTGTCTGAGTTGCTTTCTTGGAAGTAGAGGTTGCCTTGGCCTGTGTTGCTTTCCTCTGTGAGTCAACGTATGCCTGTGCTTCGGTAAGACCCTTTAGGTACTCGTCTATGGCCTTATTTTCGCCCTCTGTGCGCTGAGCCGTAGTATCTGCCTTTAACGCATTCATGCGGTCTATTTCGGCCTTATAATCGACTTTAGGGGTGTTCTGCTTAGGGGTCTTGCCACTGGCTTCCATAAGCCCGTTATAATATGTATCAATAGCCTTTTGTTCGCCCTCGGTTCTCGGCGTGGTTGTGTCAGCCTTAACCTTTTTCATACGCTCTAATTCTTCTGCGATACTAGGCGTAGGTGTTGTCGGGGTTGTAGGCGTTGTATTCTGTTCAAGTGATGGGATTTCATTTTGTTTAGAATAATAAGAGTCAATTATGCTATTGAGTCTTTCTTCCGTCATTCCTTTAGCATAATCGGGTATCTGTGCCTTAGCCGCTTCCGCCGCCGCTTTCTGTTCCTGTTCGATTCTAGCGGATGCACTATTGATAGCACTGTCAATTAACTGTCTCCTATAAGACGCTTTAGAATATTTCCTTTTACCCATGATGTAATCTCCGAAAATAAGGGACGGGTTTTACCCCGCCCCTGTGTTTTTAATAGCCGTAAATGCTTCTTATAGCATCTTTACTTGCACCGTTCTGTAATAACTGGTAAATAATTGCTTCCTGGTCTCCACCCTGTTTTGCAATATTGTCGGCCATTGCTTTCCACTTAGCGTAGTCTGTTACAGAACCCATGTCGTTACCCTGTTTAGTGCTTACCTGGTTTACTGCCAAAGAGTTTACAGTGGGCGTAGGTTCGTAAGTATTGTTAAGACTGTTCAATGCCGCCGCATAACTAGCAAGGTTACTCAGATTACTACCACTGTAATTTGATATCTGAGCGTTCATAAGTGCGCTATTTAAAGCGTTGGCCTGTGCCGCATAGTTAAGTCTTGCTTCCGCATCTTGCTGGTCATACAACTGCTCAGCCTGGGACTTGTTGTTCGATAACTCATTAAGCAACATAGCCAGGTTGTCGGCTAATGTTGTGTTGATGTTGTTTCGTGAGTTGCCATAGTTGTTGAACAACTTAGCCATTGACGACTCTGTTGCACCGCCAGACATTCCTAACGCTGAGAGACCTTGGTTAAGATTCTTCTTGTTCATCATGTAATTGATGTAGGCTTCTCTTAATGATTTGTTAGCGTCATTCTGCGCTCTGCCCTCATTGAACTTGTACTGCTCATCCAGTCTGCCAAGTGTAGAATTGAGGTTTCTCTCAAGTGCGGCATAAGTATTGTCATAAGCCGCGTTGAGGTTTGACATAGACTTTTCGTAAGCCGCTTCTGCCGCCGCCTGTTGCTTAGCCAACATTTCCTGTATCATAGACATATAAGCGGCATTAGCATCGTAGCCGCCGCCACCGCCTATTAAAGATGAAGCATCAAGACTTGTTGATGTACTTCCAGAACTTGACTTTGAACCAGAACCGCTTCCTTTGCTTCCACTGCTTGATGATGAACCCTGTGTTACTGTCACGTTTCCAGATTCGGGTGTTGCATATCCACTGCCGCCATGTGTAGCGTAGTAAATAGCATTAGCATCATTACCCGACATATTGTTGTTTAACTGGCTCTGTGTGAACTTTTGATTACCTACATTATAGGTATATGTGCCACCACCAGAACCGCCAGACAAACTGTTTCTATTGATAGCCATTTACATTTCCTCCTGTAAAAATACATGCGCATATATTTAAAAAAGTGTCTCCCCAAAGACACTGTTTTAACCTTTTAATATCTGATTTACTCTGTCTTGAACTTCCCTGTAAACATAGCCAGCACGTTCAAGTCTCTGTCGCCTGTCGTTGCCTGTACCCCACTTGCCATCTATTACTTCTCTGGCCACTGTGTCAACATCTGCTTTAACCTCAGCAGTGTACTTGGGTCTGGCAAACGCTACTATATTAGTCTTGCGTTTACGTCTGAGAACTTTTCCGCCATTGTCGGCTGACGTTGCGCTGGTATTTCCCTCTATTGTATTTATGGTATATCCCTCAACGCTTTCGACAATACCGACATGATTTGTTCGTCTGCCGTTAGTAGCGTACTTAAAAAATACAATGTCGCCTGGCTTCGGATTCTTTACTATCTGCCCGTTACGTTCAAACCATTCCAGCATGTTTAAGCATGAAGCAGTCTTAGGACAGATGTTCTGAGCGGTACGAAAACACCAGGAAACAAACGCCGCACACCAGGGATAGGCTGAACCGTTGACAGGCTTTCCATATAACCAGGTATTGTACTTTACATTATTTGAGTTGGCGGGACTTTCTTTCGTCCCGATTTCATTCTTTGCAATAGCAATAAGTTCATTAACTGTCATTCTTTGTTACCCATATAAAAATTAAAGTGAAAAGTATTCCACCGATAAGTTTCATATGTAAAAGCCCCACCGTTAAAACATGGTATGCAATTTTCTATGTGAAAGGGTTACTATAAGTGGACACACGATGAGGCTTTCACGGCAAAATACCCACCGTGGTACGCATTGTTAAGAGGCGTGGTGGGTTCATACAAGTGTGGTATATTCTACGCATCTGCACTCCGTACCACGCGGGCATATTACAAGTAGTGTTCTACCTATAATCTGTGAAAATATGTTTTAGTATGTTCATGGATAAGGTAAACAGAACAAATAACCCTACCATGACCAATATGCGTTTCATGCTTCCTCACTTTTGTCAATGTCGATTCTTTTCTCGACTGCTTTTCCGTCTACCCATGCTTCGGCAAAGGCATACAAAGCGGCTGATAAGATACCGCACACCGTACCGATTATCGTGATAGTCTGATTAGAAGTCACGATACCGCTGATAGACGTTGCTACCGAACCGAGAAAAGCGGCGCAACACAGTAAGAATTTTCTGCTAAATATCTTCTCTTTCCAGTCCATTCCTTGTTCTCCTTTTCTTATCCTTGTAAATCATAACCGTGTTGATAGTTTCTATTCCGAACGCACCAAAAAACGCTCCGATAAGAGTATCAGGAACGCTTTGGTAAATACAGAATATGATTATCATTGTAATAGTGAATATCAGCAACAAGACCGTACAGAATATCAGTATCTTGTCTATTGTGTTTAGTTTACTTTTCTTCATGGTTCTCCAAGTCCGTCAACCTATGTTCTGAAACACTCTCACGATTCTGCAATACGGCAACTTCCTTTTCGAGAACGGCTACACGCTCCATGAAGTTGTTGTGTTTCATCACTTTCTGTTCAAGGTTATCGAACTTCACTTCCATAACGCTTTGCCATGCTTGTGTTTGCGCTCTCATATCTGCAAGGGAATCAAGGTTATCTCTGACTTTTCTTTCAACCGTGTCAATGCGTTCAAGATATTCTTTCTTGTGCTTATCGAGTTTTTCTTCTAACTCTTTTTGCATATTCTTTTGTGAGGTTTCATGCGCTTCAAGTGCCTTTTGTTTTTGTGCTTGAATTGTTGTAATAAAACCGAGGATAGAACCAAAAGCGGTTACTATCCCCGTGATGAGTGAAGGTATTATTGTTTCCATGTGCTTTGCCTTTTATGATGATTTTGTGTATTCCACCGTTATTACATAATTCTGTCCTGAATGTGCATTAAGGAATGAAGAACCTGCTTCAATCACAAGATTTGTGTTAGTTATTGATAAAGCACTATCCCAACTTGCATCACCAAAATATGCAAGGTTAAGCGGTCTTGTTGTTGATGAGGACTTAACAAACCCGTCAAGACGATATATATCACCAAGATTAGATATACCATGTGCGAAAGAATATGGTGAAGAAAGTGTACCATTGTATATCTTCCGATAAACATTAGTTCCGTCATCAAGTCTAGCAACTAACATTTCCGAAGTAGAATACAACTCCATACCACCACCATTTTTTGAAAGGTTACAAGGTTTTTCAGCCATATTGACACCCCCTTATTCTGCGTTCGGCTCGGGATGCGGAAGTCTGTCTATTGTTTCTGATTTAATTGCTCTGCCGTACATATCAAGTACAGATATAACAACATATCCCGTCTGTGGGTTTCCACCATAAGCGGAACACTTGTCGTAGAAAAGATTTTCTGCTTCTGTTAAGGTGTCCTTGCGAGTGATTTCTTCTGAATTACCGCCACTTTTATTAAGTGAAAGAACTAATACATAATATTTGTTTAACATATTTTTTCTCCTTTACTTTTGAATTATCATAAAATGTATACTTGCAAGTATCTATGCCATACTAATCTACTCCCTTTACATTGATATAAAATGCCGTTGTAGGAATAGCATTAGCATACAAATACAAACACGGAACAGTATCGTCAACGGTCGCATACTGAATCAAATCATAAGATTGTTGCTCCGCAACTGTCGGCAAAGTTGAACCACTTGCACAACCTATGTCTATTGTCGGACACTCTGAATAAGCGTGAGTGAGTGATACCTCTTTTTTGTAAAGCGTTGTTCCACTCTGCGAGGTGGTATCATTTGACCAATTCTGTAAGTCAACTGCAAAGGTTGTAACTGTGTTCTCGTCTTGTAAGTTGCCTACATTCGTGTTGAGTGTGCTAATAGCCGCATCAACCTTTGTACTATCACCCGAATTAAGTTCTATATCAGAACCATACAACGTGACATTGTTTCCACTCTTGCCGTTTACAGTTGTCGGGTTTCCTTGGTCACCTTTGTCACCTTTAGGTAAAACAAAATCAAATATAGCCGCCGTGGATGTACCGCTATTAGTAACACTTGCGGTCTGACCACTTGTTACAGAACCAACTGCTATTGTTCCCGTGTTACCCGTGTCACCCTTGTCACCTTTCTGTAAAGTGAAATCAAGTATTGCCGCACTTGTTGTACCACTATTGACAACTGCCGCCGTTGCACCCGTTGTTACAGTACCAACTGTAATTGTTGCGGCACTACCCGTATCACCTTTAACACCTTGTAACTGTCCTTCATTCGTCCATGCGGAAGTGCCTACATCCCATATATAAAGGTCTTTAGGGTTTGTAGTGCCTACCATGTAAGCATTTCCAGCATTTCCAGTAGGATGCGCCGTTTGTAAATCTGCTAGTGTAGCATACTCACCAAGAATGTTTATTCCCTGACCGGTATCACCCTTATCACCTTTAGGAAGTGTAAAGTCAAAAATAGCGGTTGAACTTGTACCTCTGTTTGTAACAGAAGCACTCGCACCACTTGTAACTGTTCCTACCTGAATAGTTGCCGCCGTTCCACTATCACCTTTAGGTAATGTAAAGTTAAATATTGCATCGGTAGATGAACCAGTGTTTGTAACATCGGGTGTAGCACCACTCTGTACTGTTCCTATTGTTATAGTAGCCGCATCACCTTTGTCACCCTTATCACCGGGCTGAACAAATATCTGTGTTGCACCGTTTACATCATCATCCCTTATTGTGACATTGTTTGAGAACTGCATCTTTGAACGTTGCGTGTAGATAGTACCGCTACCGTCCATGATTCTATGTCCTGATGATGCCGTTGCTGACCATGTTGTACCACCGTCATTAGAAATCTCAATAGCGTCATCACTATTCAAACGCATATTAGTTATGTCTGTCGATATAATTGCTTCATCCAAAGTCAACGCATCTAACTCATCACACAGATTATTAAACTTTGGCACTATTACGTCTGTTGCAATTTCGTCAAACTTCTCTTGCATTTCCGATGTTGAAAGACCGGGGGTATCAGGTAGACCAACAACACCTTTGTTTGTTAAGTCTGCCGGTAAAATTTTAGTAAAAGCCATAATAAACTCCTATCCTTTGTAGTTGCCGTTTTCGACATACTCAAACGCTATATTGAATACTCCAAAAGGTTCGTCAAGTGCATCATTAGTTATCCTTAACCTAAACTTATCGACCTTCTTAACTCTTACTTTTGTGGGTATAGTGTGTTGTGTCTTATCGCTACTGAATGAGAATTTCGAGAAAACTAATCTTGAAAATGTTAAGTATCTACCTGACGCTTCATCCTTTTTAATAAACTGCCAAAGTCCTCTGTTCATAACCCATATATTCACAGAGGTTGCAATAGCCGCATCAAGTCTTAATGCTATGTATCTTAATGTCTTGTTCTTATAGAACAGTTTTCCGTCAATATCGGGTGTTTCCCATATTGCTTCAATAGGTTCACCGTCATCGTTGTAAGATGCCAAAGCGTACTTATCATCATAAAAACGACAAACCCTTCCGTCTGCCGTTCCAAAAAATAATCTTTCGTCATGCTCCCACATTACCCTTGCAGGTAAGTTGGTACGATAAAAACCTACATACTGTCTTGTAGAATATGGTTTAGATTTGTCCGTATGTACTGGTTGTAGTCCGTCTAGGATATATGCTACTCCATTAAGACATAGCCAATACATATCCTTATATACAAAACCAAACGCATCTTCTAGGTTCTTTTCATCAAGAAGTTTTCCGTCTAAAAAATAACTTCTATTTTGTGCGTATTTCTCACCAGTTATATCTTGCGCTGTTACTGCGTATATGCCCGATTTTGTGAGGAAAAGCGGTTCGGTAGATAAATATGCGAACGTATATTTTCCGACTGCTCCAGCCCCTTGTAACGTGTTTATAATACGGAATGAAGGCTCGTTATCAACCAAGTCACCTTCACGCAAGATTATATTTTGGTCTTTTTCCATGTAGTCTTTGTGTGCGGCCAAGTAGTTTGAAATTACGGAATAACCCATAATCGCACTAGCCGAACTACCTAGCATGGAATAAGAGGTATCTGTAAAGTATGTAGGGTCATACTGGTCTGAATACCAGTCATAGTTTATATAGTCAGGATTCCCTGAAACAAACAGTCTATCAAGTGCGCCGTTTACTCCAAACAAAGTGCCGAACGTACACTTGTTTATTCTGTCTGCATAGACTTCACCCGTTTCAGTATCTATGCCCGTTCTATATGCTGTAATTTTGACGTTATCCTGACCGCTTACGGGGCTGACACCCGGTGGGCTAGTAAAATGCACAACTCCCGTTGCCTTGTTGTATGAATAATCAGTGCTATATGTCTTCTCTATCCATTCGCCGCTACCATTTAAAAGCCATACTTTAGGCGGCGTATCGGCAAGATTCTGAAATGATAAGTTGTAGTCATATATTCCTGCCTTGCCTAAAAAGGTTTCAGTAAATGCTACACTTAATAGGTTTATATCCTCATAAGGTGTGCCACCACCTTCAGGGTCTTTTGAAATTGTAACCGTAGGAATATAAGCGTTATCTTCTGCTTTTCCTACTTTGTGAATATATCCGTTTTCATCAACGTATGTGCCACTTGTACCGTCTACATAGCCATTACTTATAGTGGCATTTATAACGCTTGTGTGTGTACCTTCATACGTTAAAACAATATCTGATGCAGTAAACTCAAACTCGCACTCATAATTTCCGTAAGTGTTGGTAAAAGAATATGTATCTACATCAGCAAGTGTAATAGTAGCCGTTATGCCATTATATGTAACATTCAACTGTTTACATTCAAAAGGCATATAGAAGTTGACTACATCATTACTTTTTAATGTAAGTGTTTCTGTATATGTTGAATCGTCAACCTCTTTGGTATGTTTTCCAGTAGAGGTAGTAGGACTTGTTTCTGTACTAGACAGCACAAGAAGTTTTTTTCCGTCAAGCATATAAAGGTCTTTTTCAAACTGCCATGCTTTACTTCTTGCATTGTTAGCACTTGTGTAAAGAAGTATATCTCCCCAATAAATATTTTCTCCAGCATGGATAAAACCGTGTTCATCACTTCTTAATAAGTGATATCCGTTTATCTCTAAAGGTTTATCGTTGCTATCAAGGTATGTCGCTATTGTTTCATAGCCCATGCACTTACGAATTTTACCGGGAACATCACGAATCATGTTTACTGTGTTCGGTGATTTTGTGTTCTCGCAAGAACCCGGTGAGTTAGTAAAATCCGCACCAAGGAATGTATCTATTGTTAAAACGCTCTTTGCCGGGCTTTTCGGAACGCTGAAAGAAACTGCCATTTAAATCCACCCACTCTCACTTGTGAATCTCTCTGAACTAGGTGCGCTGACAGAATCTTTAAGTCTTTCAAACGCTACCTCAAATTCATTTCTATAAACTGTTGATATACCAGCATCGTCATCCTTATAAAGCTGTGATGCCATATATAACGGCAGTAAAGCTTCTACTTCGGGATCAAGTGACAATACTTCCTCATCCGGCGTTTCAAGGGTTATTTCCTGTGGATATGCCTTGTAATATACCTTGTAGTTTCCGGGTATATCTCTAGGTAAAACTAAAACCTTAAAACCTTCCTGAAAGAAGTCTGACGTTGCCTTATATCTTGATATGTCTGCATCACCTTCGTATATAACGTGTTCAAGGTCTACCATGTAATAATCAGGTGCCAAGTCTGGCAGATTGTATCTGATATTCTCTGAAAAAGGCTGAACATCATCTGCACTTGCATAGTTGGCTATATACATAGCAAAGTTCTTGACAGATAACGGATAGTCA